TCGGACATGTTTAGCTCCAACTCGTTAGGATTGATACGGACATCTCGCAGCTGAGTAGGTCACCCGAAGCAGCGTTGAGAATACTTGGTGCGCTTATTGCGCTTACATTATAGGTCAAAGATGATGCAGCGAGCTTTGCGAACACGCCACAAACTGTATCTTCAATGCCGTTAAGGTTGCCCTCATTGTCAAACAATGGCACAGTCATAACAATCTTAAAGTTAGCCATTGGACTAATGCCAATATGTTGATTGTTGCTTGGTGTTAGGTAAGGATCATCTGGAGAAACAATCACAGAGTTAGCAAGGACTGTTGCAGGCGGAAAAGCAAAGGTCTGCCACTTAGCGTTATCGACTAGAGCAGTGGCTAATGTGGTTCTAAGAGTAGTGACGGCAACGGGCATTATCCCACCATCGAACGCGGATCAAGTGCGTGAGCGATCAATCCTCGCACCTTAGCGAGAAGCTGTGCGCTCATTCGGTAAGGGCTTGGCTGGAAATCGACTGCGTTACTGCCTGAAAGGGTGGCTGTACGCGCTTGCCAGATTTCAACAGCGATCATCAAAGCTGCGTTCTGCACTGCTGTGTCAGTTGTCCAGTCTGTGTAAGTCTCACCTGTTACTGTACCGAAAGGTTCAATAGGATGTTTTGGCTGAACTACTGTGTGAGTTGTAGTAACAGAAATTGAATAAGTATCTACTGCTGTGATTGTCTTTGATCCATTGTACTTCGTGCCTGAGTTGGCAATAGTTACGGTCTGACCTACATAAAAAATGTCTCTAACTGGAATGTCAAAGTATAAAGTTCCTGTGCCCACAACATTGCTGTGCGCTACTGAAAACCAAACAGGTTTCCATAGCATAGGAAGTAGGACTGCATCTGAAGCATCACATACTTCTTGAAGGGTTGCATCTGGATACAGGGTGCCAACGCCAAGCGTAGTGCGTAACTCGCTGACTGTGGTTAGTGCCATGTGCAATCCTTTCTAAAGACTCTAGGGGTCAGAGGGCTACTGACCCCTAGAGCGACTTAGTGAGTTTATTACGCCTTGTTGTTCTTAAATGCGCCAGCTGCAACCTTAGTTGCAATAGCACCGAATCCGTAGTAACCGACTGTTACTGATCCGTTTGCTGTTGATTCTGCGCGTAGGCGGTATGTTGGTGACTCGTACCATGTGTATGCATCTGGGTTAACGATAAGGATTGTTCCATCGCCATCGCCACCGTTTGTTGGATCTACATAAAGGTTAAGTCCTGCAACATTACCTGTTAGTGATGTTGGTGCTACTTGACCGCCAGCGTTCATTGGCTGTGATGCTGTGTAGATTGGGCGACCTGCATCGTTAAGTGACATGATGTTTGACCATTGTCCTGTTGATACGACCATGTTGCGAGCAAATGGATTTGCAAGTCCTGCTGTTGCTCCATAAACAGAAGCTGAACCGCGAGCAACAATTCCTAGAAGTTCTGCTGCTGTTGGGTATGTAACAGTTGTTGTTGCATCTGTTGTTGCACCTGAGATAAGTGCTGCGTTGACTGCTGCGTTTGTTGCCTTTGCATAAGCTGCTGCCATGTTGCGTACTAGCTCATCAAAGAATGCTGGAGATGTACGATCTAGCAATTCAACAGAGAATGTCTGTTGTCCTGCATACTTCTGTACTGTTACAGATAAGAAGTTTGAGTTTTGATCTGTGTCGCTAAATGCATCGCCTTCTGGCTCAATAGCAACTGTTGGCATCTGTGTGATGCGTGGAATTTCGAAAGTCATACCTGCATCTGGAAGCACTCCACGAGAGATTGCATCGATTGATGGACGGATTGTTGTTCCGAGTGGGTTGATAATTTCTGACAACTGGCGTGTTGGTACAAGACCTGCGTTGTCTGTTGTGTCTGCTGCTGCTAATAGGTATTGACGAGCATCCTCATCACCTAGTGCTGCGCGGATTGAGTTTTCAGCATACTTTGCTGCTGTAACTTCAATGCGTGGCTTTGAGTAATATGTTGCTGAAACAGTTGGGCGAGCAGCTTCAACCGCTGGAGCCTCAACTGGTGTTGCTTCGACTGCTGGAGTGGTGTTTTCCACGGTGGCTGTCTCGCTTTCTGTTGGTTGGATTGTTTCTTCTTCTACAGCAGATTCTTCTGCTGCAATGTCAGTGACTTGAGCCGATTTAAATGCGGGCTCTGTTACAAGGCTCGTTTCTGCGAGCCGGGCCATGGATACATAAGTAATGCCATCTTTGATTTTTGATTTTAGAACTTCTGCACCAATACTTAACCCTGACTGTAATCCTTCTTCTGCAAGGATTAGAGCCTCAGTACCGCGCTGCGAGCGACTAATAGAAAATACTGCATAAATAGCATCTTCAGTTTCGCTAAAACTTATCATTCGTCCCAAAGGTTTTTTATTGTCATGCTGGCTAAGAAGTTTGATGGCCTTAGGATCTGCGATCTGGATTGAACCAGATTCAAAGATTACTTTACCCATGTTTGTCGATCCTGCCTCAATGTTGAGAGGTACGATCTTGCCTGAGATAGTGCGATTGGCTGAGTCCGCTGTTAGATCAGCTGAGAAGGTAATTACTTGGTTCATACTAGACCATTGCTTCCGTTAGGTGTTAGATCAGTCATTTCCATAGCCTGTTCCTGAGTTACTAGGTTAAGGGCTAAGAGTTTTTCTATTACTGCGAGTTCTGCCAAAGGATCAGTACGCAAAAAGTTTTTATCAATGTCAAATTTAACAACATTTCCACGAGCAGTAATGTCATCCATAGATAGGCGATCTTCAATCGCTGTAATAAATGGTTGTAAAGACATTGTTAAAAATTGCTTGCGCTCATCTTGGACATTTGAATAAGTCATTGAGTTGTTTTGATCTGCTGAAACATAGTAAGCCGGAACATTGCATAATCTGGCGCATTCCGTAGCTAGGTTGAAAATCGCATCCCCGTACATCATGTCCTTAGGTGAGAATGAAACTGGTGTGTATTCTAAAGTGCTTGTTAGATAAGCAGTAGAGCGATTATTGCGAGCGTTCTTCCATGAAGCCAATAATCCTTGAACTTCTTTAGGATCTAAATCTGCGCCTGTGTTTTTAATGTATCCAGATGCCATTGGAGTAGCAGCTGCAATAGTTGCTGCCTTTTGTACATCAATAGCAGCGCGGATTGTTTGCACTCCAGTATTTAGGATGCCATCATTTAATGATTGGAATGTGACAAGCGAGCCCAAACCGTCCATAGGCAAAGTAGTGCCATCAACTGCATAAGATTTAACAAAAACATTATCCTTATCAAGTGTTGCAGTTACTCGATGATTAGCAATCCACTCAAAGCGAGATGGGCGACCATCTTCCTGATAAACCTCTACAACTTTCCAAAAGGCTTGTCCGTAAAACAACAATGAATCAACAGTCCAAGCAATCGTTACAGATCGTGGCTGCGAGTATGAAGGTTGCTCTAACCATGCAGGTGAGCCAAGTTCTTCATTGGTAGATTTTCTATAAAGCTCTAAAGGAATTGCTCCTATTGTGCCGGCCAATAAATTGCGGCACCTAAATAACGCAGGTACAGAAACAGCTTCTGTTCTTGAAACATAGGCGTACTGAAATGGCATGGCATAAGGTGAATACTCGCCAAGAACTTGAGGTGCAGCTTGAGCCTCTAATAAAGGCTTGGACTGTAATCCGAATGTTTGCAATAAGCGACCCATAGACATAAAGAATACCATTTGTCAAGTAAATAGACAACACGCCGTGGGTGTGTCTAAGTATAAATCTGTGGCTTAGGTGTTGGGATCATTAACTTAGAAACTACCATTGCTAGGCCAATAGGTGCTGAAATGTCTCCAGCAGATTTGCGCTTGATGATACGCCACGCCGAATCATTGACTTTAGCTGCACAGTTATTCATCTGTTGGATTAACTCTGTCTGACCGTTATGAACTACTCGATGATTAACTAAGCCTTCTAGTAAATCGCCACAGGCTTTATAGAACTGCTGGCCTGATACATCCTCGACCATGACACCACTTTGAGACAGCCGATCTGCAATAGTTTGAGTAGCGTACTTGTCAAAACAAACTAGGCGCGGTTTATAGATGTCTGCCCAGCCTTTAATGCTTGCAGCCATTTTAAGTTCGTCAATGGCAACTTGAGAGCTATAGGTCTCTAAGATTCCAATGCCAATCCGTCCATCTGGCAGAATTTGTCCTGCGACTAATGAACCGTTGCGCCGAGACGGACTGACATCGAAACCAAATACAGTATAAGCCCCAGCAGTCATTTCAAGTGTGCTATCCGATGTTTCTTCCAACACGCCATGAGGCCAAGGGCTTGACAAACTGTCTATCCACTGGCAAAGCGTTTCAGTGCGAGTATTTTCTATTGGGGATGTCGCTATAGCTTCTTCAATAGCTTCTTCTGTAATTGTGTAACCCAATGAAGGATTAGCCATCGCCCATGCGTTGCGATCTTCTATCTTGCAGTATTGGGGAGCCGAATACTCATAGAAACCAAAAGACTTAGGTGGATACGAGATAGCGCGTTCTCTTAGATCATTAAGCACAGTGCTAAAAGCATCACCGGCATTAGAACACAATAAGGTGTGAGAATTAGGGTGCGCTCTGGTTACTGGAGTCGCAGCTCTAAAGCCTTCCTCTGTAATCTCTCGAACTTCATCGATAAACAACAATCCATTGACTGATCGACCGCGAGAACCGTCTCTAGTCGCAGCGACGACATCGAGTCTAGTTCCAGATAACATTTCTATGGATTCTGTTCCATTGGCATAGCGAATCTGCTTGACAAAGCCTTTGAGGTGGTCGTTATTTTCTAAGATGTCTGTGACTTGTCTGAATGTGTCCAAGGCCATGCTTCTATTAGAAGACATGATCAAGACATTGGTTTCCCACTTGATTAAATGAGCCAAAATGAGCATACGCGCTAAATGAGTCTTGCCATTCTGTCGCGCAATCAATAGCAGGTTTGTTTTACGAATCCATTTGCCTTTTGTGTCCACAGTGAGCATATCTTTGAGGACATATTCCTGCCACGGCAGTAAAGGCATCTTAATAATCTCGCAGAGCTGTTTGACATCATCAATTTTAGATTTGCCTTTGAGAGGCACACTCTGAAGCCTCGGTTTAGTTGCCCCTCGTAGCGCCTGTTTCTTTTTGGGTTTATCTGTCATTGATTCGGATCAGGTCTGAGCGTAAATGGACTGTCTTGCATCGTCTTGGACTGTTTTGGAGAGAGGATGCCCGAAAAGACAGGGGGGTAGAACCTCTGCCTAAAAAAAGCCCTTCTTTAGCGCCCTTGAGCGTGTTGCACTTGGCACAGCAGGCCAATAGGTTATCAAGATCATGGCCACCACCTTTACTTCTTGGTATCACATGATCAACTTGAG